GATTTGTTGAGCGGCTTACGCGGATCGTGCGCCCAGTTCTTTAATGATATATCCCGTTTGCTTGGGCAGCCCTCTCGTGCGGGTTCGCCCTGTTCGCCGTTACGCATCCTTTCAATGAATGAGATGGCGCGGTTGGCGTTCTTGATGTGCTTCTCCGTCCAGTCGTCTTTCTTCGTCTCCAACAGGTCGAGGTTGCGAGCGATGACCGCCGCCGGGTCCACGGATGCCAAGCGGCTGCACTCGGTTTCGGACCACGCCCGGAGGTCGGACGCGCTCATATTGGCGAGCCGATTCCACTTGCTGTATACCTCGTCGAGTTCTTCCATGCCCGTTATACCGCCTGCGTTATTGCGAGTTCACTATATGATGGCGAGCGTAGCCATGACAACGCAGAAGCACGTTGCCCACAATAGGTCCGGCGCTCTCATTTCTTGTCAGCCCAGCCGCCGCCCTTGAATACCGTCCCTGCGCCGCCCGTAATCACGAGCCAGCACTTCTGCCCTGTTGTGGGACATTTGGTAAGCGGTGCGCTTTTGATGGACGCGAAATGCTCGAAGCGTGTCCCGTCCGTTCGTTCGTAGGTGTAGGTCATCCCATGTCCTCGAATATGATGTCCTGAAGTGCAGCGGCAATGATGGTTGCTTCGGTCTCTGGTATGCCCAGCCGGATCAGTTCAGCGTAGTAGGCGGCGATGATGAACGCCAGATACTCTACGCTTTTGATATTTTTGTCCTTCGCCTGTCCCATGTCACGGAAGATACGGCATCCCACCCGCCGTGTTGACGATCAATGAAAGCAATATGAAGGCGGCAGCCCGTTTCATTGCAGGCAGTCTTGGTAAAACAGTTGTTTGGCTTCTGCCAGTTGCAGGCACGTGATCAGTTGCAACTCCTTCTTGATGTCCGACTGGGTGCGCTCAACCGCCTCAATCCGGTCCTCCATGCTTTTAAGATTGGTCAGCATGGAGCCGTTTGCCATCTCCACCTCGGATACGCGTTCTGGTAGTTCGCGGTACTGCGCCGAGGCAACGCCTACGAGGACCGATACTCCGATCACGCCTGCGATCAGTTTACCCACCTCTATAATCTTGCCTGTCTGTTCTATCTGGTTCATGGCTTAAAAAATTAAGGTAGGAATCCCATCTGACAGCGGCAGTTGATGACCTGACCGGGGCTGCCGTTTGGGTCTGACGGTCTGTCCATTAAACTGCCGCCGATATTAAACAGTTCGTCAATACCTATCGGCTCGGCTGCTCCTGCCGCAACGTGTTCCGGTCTGACGCGAGCGTCGCCTGCCGGAATCCAATACTTTCGAGTCATACCTGCCTCGGTTGCTGCCGCCTTCGCGCCCCAGTTGGCTGCCGCGTTGACTTCCGTCTGGGCAATGCGTAGCGCCCTCGCTTCCGATATTTCTCCCCATCGTTCGAGCGACCTGTCACGAATAAGCGCCGCCGTTTCCCTTGCCCCCAGACCCTGCTCGGCTGCTTCCTCGGCTACCGACGCAACGATACCGCGTACCCAGCGCTTCGTGTATTGGTCGATGATTCTGATCTTGGCTCCCGCCTGCTCGTTCAGATAGGTGATGACCGCCTTCTCCCACGACTCGTACTGGTCATCGGTAAAGTCCTTGCGGTCCCGGACGATGGCATTGTACACGTCCCCTGCTGCCCGTAGCGCCGCCGCCTTGTAGAACTCTTCGTAAGCCTCGCGGAATGAGTTCTGGTCGATTGCGGTGGCTGTATCGTTCGTCTCAAGCGCATCCATGGCCGCTTCAATCTGCCGCGTTATGGCTCGCTCGATAATGGGCGCTGCCTTGTCGATCTCCTCGTCGATCATGCGGTTCATGGCATCGGCGTGTTCGCGCCTGCCTGCCCGGGATCGTGCGATCGGGTTGAGTGCCTTTGTGCCTTCCGGTTCGGCGGTCGTCCGGTCGGCTTCTAAAAATCCGTAAACGGCGCTTTGAACACCTCGTCCAGATGCATGCCGCCAGCCAGCCGCTCGCGGATCACGTCTGCTTCGTAGTCCGTCAGAGCGTCGGGCGAGAACTTGGTGTCGCGTCCCTTGCGGCTGATCTTGGTACGCCAGCGCTGGATATCCAGCATCTTGCTGCTGTCTGCCGATCGGACCTCCTCTTGCACCACGACATCCTCAGCAGCCATCGGCTCATACCCCAGCAGTTCGCGTCCTTCGTTGACGGAAAGCACCGGACCGCCCACAACGAGGGCGATTGCCTGCGCCTTCTCCAACTCGCTCTGCTGCATGACCTCGGTCTTGTGCGGCTCGAACTCCAGATGGTAGCCGAGAGGCATCAGTAGTTGCTTGTTGATAGCGGCAGCAAGGAGCCGCGCCTGCGGGACTACCGTGTTTGCCATGAACGCCAACTGGTCTGCCTTTGCCGTGGCGTAGTTGGCAGCATTCGACATTACAAGAGAATGCGGTACGCCAAGCGATGAGGCGATGGCTTCCCTTGCGTCTTTCGTTATTACATCGCTGTGCAGGTCGGACAGGTCGGATCCTACCTCTTGTGCCGACAGACCCTGCATGACCATCGGGTCATCGGGCGTTGGCTTCGTGCCGAGAATGTTACGGCGTACCCACCGCTGCCAGCGCTTGACCGTCAACTCGTCCGGCTGCCGTGCGTCCTTGTCGGCAACCCAGACGGTCTTTTTGACGAGACCAGAGCGCAACTGCCCAGAGGTGTATTCGGCGAGGTCATGCAGAATCTGGCTGTGCATACGTGCGGCAGCAGCGTCAGCAGACCCAGCGCCCTGCTCGACGAATGGCGAGGGCTGGAAGGTGCCAAGGATGCGGGATCGCGGTACGTAGAACTTGCGTTTGTTGACCTCGCGCTTGTAATAACGGAAGTTGCCGCGCTCATCCGGTCCGTACTGCCCGTCGTCGAAGAATGGCTTGATGCTGGTCGGGTTGATCCACGACAGCCCCTCGGCTCTGGTTATGATACCGTCCTTGTTGAAAGCGCCTTCCTTCATGGCGTAGGAAGCGCCTACAAGCGCCAGCGATGCCTCCGCTCGGTATAGGTAGTCGAACAGATCCAGCCACGCGAGTTCATCCGGGGCTTCGTCGCCCGATGCCCAAACCACGTTGTCCATGCTGCCCTTGTGTACAACGAAGGGCAAGGCTGCAATCGCCTTTGCCCTAACGTCTACGCATCGCCGCGTCCAGCCTTCGTCGGTCCATGCTACCGATGGCGACATCTTGGCGACGTGTTCGTGACCGTGGAGGTTGAAGATATTGAGCCATTCGGGATCGTTTAGCGATACGCCTTTTGTAGACGATCCCAGTACATAAAAATCGGGCTTTGGCATTACCAGACTCCCCACGTGTTTGTTTGGGCTTTTAGGTGCGTGTAGATGGCATACCGCATGGCGTCAACGGCGTGGTCGTGCCGCTTTAGCGGAACGTCCTTTAGTTCGCCGGACTTGCGGTCCTCGTCCCATCGGTATTCCCGGAGTTCGTTTTGTAGGTTTTGCGACCCTGCATGAACGTTGACGTTATAACGTTTCACAAAGTCGATACCATCCTTTACGCTTTTGTCGGCTTTATACGCCTGCAATCCTTCGCGGATCAATTCCTCGATCCGGTCCGGTTCCGCTGCATCGCAGTAAATTGGCAGGTTTTTATTGCTAACCGCTTTCTTTAACTCAGCAATTAGATCAGAGTTTGTCAGACCGCTCTGATAAATTACCTCGCGGACATAGACATCGGGATCGGTCACGGTCACGGCAACCACGGCAGACGGACTGTTGTAACCGAAGTCGATGCCGTAGAAGTCTGGCTCGCGGTGTTCGTTGTACGTTTTCCAGTCTGGGAAGATTACTCCTTTAAGCGCCTCGCCCCATTCGCCGCGCTCGTAGATGGCACGTAGATCCTCTGGAAGCGACTTCAGTACGTCGATGTACTGCTTGTCAAGAAAAGCGTTGTCGCGCCACGTGGTCCGCAACACGAAGATGTCGGGGTTCTCGTCGAGCCACCGCCGCACCCAGAGCCGTGAATCGGTCGGGTTGAGCGTCAGGGTTACCTGCTTGTAGGTAGGGACATCGCCACGCAGTCGCAGGTCCACTTGCCGGAAAGCATCCTCCTTGACCTCGCTTGCCTCCTCGATCCAGACGGACGTGATGCCTGCGATGGACTTTAGTTTCTCCGGGTCATCCAGTCCAGCATGGATGATCTGCGCACCGTTGGGAAAGGTGATGGACAGGTCGGAGCGGTTGGCTGATGCCGTAATTCCGTAGGTGCCTGCGACTTCTACGAGCAGGCGGAACGTGGATTCGCGGCAGGTGCGGTAGACGTTACGGATGACAAGGATGCGCTCAGCAGGATCGGCAAGGCAGCGCAGGACAAGTTTCTGGGCTACCGAGTAGGACTTGCCAGAGCCTGCGCCGCCGAACAGTACGGTATACCTTTCTTGGCTGGTAAAAAAAGGTGTATAGGCGCGGTTGTATTGAGCATCAACCGTCATGGTCGGGGTCAACAGGAACCATGTTGATCGTTATCGGCTGATTGCCAGAGGTGATGTCCTGCGTTCGGTGTTCGTAGTAGCCTCGGTCCTTGCCCTGTGTTTTCAGATAGAAGATGATGGCTGTGGGGTTTTCTTGCTTGATAAGAGACTGCAACTTGCCTTCGGCAAAATCGACTTGCTTAATTTTTTCACGCTTTATCGCTTCTGCGACATCTTCGTTTTTGTTAATCCAATCATATACGGTTTTTGGCGCACAACCAATCCTGTCTGCTATCAACGAGACATATCCACCGCTTCCGGCGATTGCTTTAATAAATTGTTCTTTCTCGTATGCCATTTTTATACCGTTACATTTTTGAGACCAAAGCCAACTGCTGACTGCTCGTCAGGCTTGCCAACAAACTCAAAACCGGCTGTTTTTCTATTCTTTGCTCTGGATTTGTTGAGTGCTATGCTTTTGGTGTCTCCACTTGTGTACGATGGCTTTCTGTTCATTTTCCACATTTTTGACTTTGCTCGACTGTATATCATGGCTGGATGAGAAGTCGTGGAAAAAACAGGCTTTCCCGTTGCTCTATATATTGAGCATATTGCGGCGTTCATTGCGTTACCTATTCCTGCTCCTTGAAAATCAGGTAAACAAACGGTTCTATGGTCGCGCCATCCACTTCTGCGAGCATGAGGGAAAGGCAAAACAGCCATAAATGCAGCGGGCTGACCCCAAACAAACCCAACAAAACATCTTGCTGCCTTGTTAATATCGCTGCTCAAATAGTGATGCTTTTTGAATAGTTGCCACGCTGAACGATCAACCTGCTGTATGGTGATTTCAATTTGTGGTCGTTGAAGGCAGTCACGCGCAAGCGTGCCGGTTGATGGTTCATAAGTCCAATCAGGTTGCAGCCATTCTGCAATATCGTAGTGGCAAGAAACAGCCACCAATTTTTTACCTTTTCGCCTGAATGCTTTTTGTATTGCTGTTGACGCAATTTTTGCAACTTGTCGATCAACTACGGACGTAAACTCATCTATGACAATCAATTCGCGCTCGTCAAGCAACGCTCGGGCCATGTTTGCTCTGAATTTTTCGCCATTGGACAAAACGTTGTAAGGTCGCATCCATGATGGGGGCGAAGAAAAACCAACGCTCGACAAAGCGCCAGTCACTTCTTTCATCGACAGATCGGGATCAAAAGAATCCACCACAGATCTGTGTTGATGCCATTCGTATTCATCAACAATACAATCTCCCCATTTTTCTTTTGCTACGCTTGTTTTGCCCGATCCGGAATGACCAACTATTAAACCGACAGTCCATTCGCCAAGCCTGTCTGGTATTTTTTGGATGCGCACGACAGACTCTGATGCTTTAGGCACATCAAAAATACCCTCAAGTTGTGCGATTCGAGGCGTTCGCTCTATGTTTGTTTTGAGTTCTAAAAAATTGCTCGACATTCGTACCCTCTTTGTTCAAACTCCTCCAACAATTTTGCTTGATCTGACTCATCAGAGCAAGTAACAATTATTTCGAAAGAATCATCCAGCAAGTGAGACTGATCCTCTGAACCAACCTCCATTTCTTCGGGCATTTTGAGTTCGTCGAACAACTCGTCCAGAAACTCATAGCCTCCCAGAAGGTCACGAGCCACCTGCTCCATGTCCCATTCGGCTTCGTCTCCGGTGCGGTTGTCGTAGTACGCCAGTTTCTTCTTTTGCTCGTCCGTCAGACCAACACGCTTGACCGCGATGATCTCATCCCCAGAGGCTTCGACGATCACCACGTTTTCAATCCCGACCTGCCCAGCGGCTTCGACCGTCCCGTTGCCAGCGAGGATTGTCCCGTCCTCGTCAATGACGATTGACCGAGCCGCGCCAACCGAGCGCAGTGATTCTTGTATCATCGCCTCGCCCTTTGCCGTTCGAACGCGAGCGTTCTGCGGGTCAAACTTTAGGTCGGCTATCTTCAGTCGTTCTGACATCAGTCCTCTGGTAGTAGCATGAAGAACAAGGCGCGGAAAGCGTCCATGTCGATCTTCGTCCCGGGACAGGTTTTCTTGGCTCCCGTCTCCCGGTGTCCCAGTATATTGTGTGGCGGTATGCCGTACTCGTCCGTTAGGCGGTCGCATATCTTGAACGCGCACAACAGTTGCGGCAGCGTCCACATCTCATGATCTCCGTGACCTTCGAAGGCGATACCGATGCTGCGGTTATTGTAGCCCATCGCGTGAGCGCCTTCGGTGTCCTCGTCCCTGCCGAACTGAAACGTGCCGTTCCTGCGAATCAGGTAGTGATATCCGACATCATTCCAGCCCCTGTCCAGATGCCAGCGGCGCACCCGCTCGATGTCCGCTTCTCCGTCGAACGCCAGCGTATGCAGGATGATGTACTCCGGAACGTTCATCCCTGCTCGGCTTCCTTCTCAGGCTTGCCTTCTGGGATGAGCATGGCAGCAACGGCAGCGAGTGCGGTAACGGCTTCCCAGATTACCTGCAATTCCCCTATCTCCAGCGGCAGGAACTGGGCGATGATGGCGAGACCTGCCCATGTAGATGCTTCTTTCAGGCGGTCGAGTAGTTTCTTAATCATCGTTGGTAGTACGTTTGGTGGTACAAGTGCCGGAACGGGTATCTGCTCTGGCGGGTGTGTCTTTATCTTTTCCATGTCAATATAACGCAAGATCGGTTATCTATGTTCGAGCCTGTTTCGTAGCCTGTAACCCAGCCTGCTGGTGCATCGCGGCGTCTGGGCTTTCTGGTTGCGGTCGTAGTAGGACCACCAATGATCAGACACGTCCTCGACGTTAGGTACTGGCAGCGCCTCGCCGGGTCTTGCCGCATCTCCCAGAGCCTGCCTCGCCCTGTTTTCCGACTGTACGACCTTGTTCTGCTCGTAGCCGCCTTCCCTGTTGATGCAGATAAGTTCAAAGTCCTCGGGAGCAAGGTCGTAGAATGCTATCCACTCGTCACGTTGGTGTTGGCTGATAGGAAGCCCATGCAGTTTCCCAGAGCGCAGAGCGCGCTCCCTACGGGCTTTGATGGACTGCTCCCATTGGCCGATGGACATCCCGGTAATCTTGTGGCAGAGCATTTCTGCCTCATATGCTAACGTCGAAAAGGTCAATGATTTTGGTGTTGTGTAGTTGTGCCTTTTCCTTTGCCCACTCGCGCTCCCTGCGGTCAGCGCAGCGGGTCAGGTAGTTCGTGCGGAAGTCCTCCATGTTATCGCGTCCCTCGAAGGACAAACCGTGATCGAACCAGAAGTCGACGGCATCTTTAAACTCCTGCCCAGATCCCGGCTCGATGTTGCCAACCAGCGCCTCTTTCTCGTTGTACGTCAGGCTTCGCTTTAATCGCCTCTGGATGTATCCGATGGCTTTTGCGTCGATGCTGTTGGGGACGAGTGCCTTCATATCCTTTTTCAAAATGTAGCCATTGTCAGCAGTCCGGTGAATCCTTCTCGTTGTGCTGTGTGTGGCTTCTTTTTTGATTTGTTTTGTTCTGTCTCTCAGGATACGGTGTGCCAACCCTAAATGTCAAAAGGGTACAACAGGGGTTATATATAGAGCCGGAAGAACGCTGCCCCTGTGTGCTGTTCGGGATTCGTTGCCTGCATCCCCAACGTGTTCCGGTTGACCTTCTGCACCTCGAGCGGCTCCGCTTCCATAGCCACGGACACCTGTTGCATCAGCCACCACCATAATAATCGTGTGTAGCAGATCGGTTCAAGCCTCAAAACGGTGCAAATGCACAAAGATGATCGGTTTGTGTGAAGTATCTGCAAAGTGGTGTGCATATGTCAAAAAGGATTTCGATATTGGTCACAAGTCAAACGGGCAGCAGCCCACCACCAACCGAGAGAGACCATGACTATTTGCAAACCTTCGCCGTTCAATAGCCGGGACCAGTTCATCGCACTTGTTGATGCCGCTATTCTTGAGGGACGCGCCGTTCAGATTGATTTGAGCAAATCGCCTGCCTCCCACTTTGTTTACCTTCGCAAACTGTACGCAGCAGGCAAAATTGACCGATGCTCCGATGAGTGGATGGGCGTGTTAACCTTTGCCTCACCTGAAGTTGCTCATCGATAATTTAATCCTTGAACCAAGAACAACCCGCCGCCCCGTAAGGCAGCACAACCGAGAGAGACAATGAGCAGATCAACAAATAAGGTGGCTTCCTACGAGGGAGTGTACCGCGTCAAAGGAAATGAATTGATAAGGCGGTCAGACGGACTTACCCTTGTGCTTGGTGACAGGGGTTCAATATGTGGTGATTCTCGCTACTTTCTAACTGAAGGAGGCAGAAAGTATATAGGCAATTTCTACGACAAGACCCGATTCAGAGATGGACGCATTGCTTACGAAGCCGTGTGGGAAGGCAATACATCGGTTGCCATCATTCTTTCAGACCGCAAGTAAATCAAAAGACCATGACAAAGACACAACTACTTCGCAAGGTCGAGCGCCTGTTCGACATTCCAGACAAGGTTTTCTTCTGGGGTATCGCCATCGGTGCATCCTACTTCATCATCAGAACCCTTATCGGATAATGGCACAGAAAATCGACTGGGATAGGCTCGATATTTCCACCTACCACAACGAGAAAGAGGACAACTTCGCTTGGTGGTTTCAATGGTGCAAGGACGAAGATCCTTTGACCTTCTGGGAGCGCCGATACAAGGAACGAAAAACCAGACAACAGAGACGATGACTTATGACGAATTGACCATATTTGCCGCAGGCTTTCTGACCGCAGCCGTAGTGATCTCCATCATCACGCTTGTGCTGACAGCAACCCAGAAGCCGCAAGGCACAACCTTCTCAGGCAGCGATGTCGAAATGCTGAACCGACTGCTTGACGAGAACAACGTACACCTCACCAAAAAAGATTGACCATGTACTACAACACAACGAGAGAGACAGGCGAGGCTCTGGCAACCGCAACCCGGTCAGCCGCCTCCCAGACCCAGCGAGTGCTTGACCTGTTTAGGTCGATGCCCAATACGTCCATCCATGCGTGGACGATTAAAACTTTCTTGCGTGGCGATGTGCCGATCACAAGCGTTAGGCGAGCCATCACGGACCTGCATGATGCAGGCAAGATCGAACGCGATGACGCGGTATACGCCGGACCATATCGCCGCAAGACGCACACGTACCGATACCTTCGAGATTGATTGTGAAAGGTTTGTGAAGGAATTGGTTATGTCAAAAAAAACCTCGATCTTTGTATCAAGTCAAACAAACAACGGCACGAGACAATGACCAACACAACGACAATCACACCCGGCACGAAAGTTTTCGCAATCTGTGGACCCGGCGAGTTCGCCGCAGATGGAATGTGCGACATGACCGGTGTAGTTCTTGGATCGACCACCGATCAGTTCGGAACATGGTTCGACGTAATGTGGGACAATGGTCACACGGAAAGCGTCAAGAACATCCACCCACATGATAAGCCGGGTATCGGTGTCAAGACAGGCAACCCAAACTTCTAAAACAACCTTCCGCCCCGTAAGGCGGCACAAACTTTTACCACAATGACACAGAGAGAGACAGACAACTTCGACACCTACTACGACGAGATTGCCGATGAGCAGTACGCAACGTGGCAGGAGCAGGAGGACTTCCCCGAACTACGCCAGATCGACACCACGTCCTTGCAGCGTAGCCTTGACCGCATGGCGGCAATCCTTGAAGAGATGAACGAGGTACACAATGGAAACGCATGACGAATGGTATCAGGAGATCCGCAGGCGCGAGCGCGAGCGTATGTACGAGATAATGCAGAACAACCCAGAGGCGCGCACCACAACCAAAACAGAAACAAACAAAGAGAGAGAGACCAATGAGCGGTATCGTTAACATCCACGGCAAGCAGTACAAGACCGTGGCGCTCCGCGTGAGCGAGTTCAGAGAAGCCTACAAGATCGATGATGGTTGGGGCATTGAAACCCAATGCTACGCCGTTGATGCACAGACCGTCATCATGCGAGCCATCATCACAGATCCGCAGGGTCGCGTGGTGGCTACTGGCTACGCAGAGGAAGAGCGCTCGCAGCGCGGCATCAATAGCACGAGCGCATTGGAGAACGCCGAGACGAGCGCCATCGGACGCGCTCTGGCAGCAGCAGGCTACGCTGGGACCGAGTATGCATCAGCCGACGAGGTGGCGCAGGCGGTCAGCAAGCAGGCGAAGCAGGGTCCACGCGAGGCATCGCAGAAGCAGAAGAACTTCGCGTGGTCGCTTATCAAGAAACTGCCAGAGGACGAGCAGGCAGCATACATTGAACGGGCAAAGTCGGCAGACGCAAACGCCCTATCTAAACTGATTGAG